CAGTGCTCAAGCTGTTTGAGACGATGGACAGCGTGACGAAATATTCAGCAGCAGAGGCTATCGGACTGAGCGCGGTATCAGCGGCTAACCTGTTAAGCGCGATGGCGCAGGACAATGTGATCGCTCGCGGGCCTGACATTGGAGCCAAGTCAGGGAGTCCGCTTAGAACCTTCATTCGGGCGCGGAAGGCGGGCGGGTTCAACCCCAGGCTCACGATGGCACTGCGCAGGCGCACTAACGAGCAACTAGGGATAAGCCCATGAATATGCACCAAAGCCTGTTACTACCCGCTGCCAATAAATTTCATGCTGGCAACGGATCCGATGGAAAGCATTACTGGTTAACACCACCGGATTTATACGCGCAGTTAGATGCGGAATTTCACTTTGACTTTGACCCATGCCCCTATCCAAAGCCGGAAGGGTTCGACGGCTTAACGTGCGAGTGGGGACAGCGGAACTACGTTAACCCGCCATTCGGATCCATTATGCACCAAGGGCCAAACGACAAGAAACCGAAAAAGAAAGGCCCGACAGCCTGGATGCGTAAAGCCATTGAAGAGGCCAACAAGGGCAAGGTAGTTGTGATCGTTTACCCAGTGGATAAGTGGGTGCTGATGATGATGGCGGCAATCGGCGCGGCGCGGATTAGGAATTTGGGCGACGTGAAGTGGTGCGCGACAGAGGATGGATCCGCAGGCAAGGGAACAGGGCGGCACATCGCTGCTTTTATTTTGGGACAGGATTTGTGAGCGAGCAGCACCGCCACGCCTGCGAGTGCCGCTATTGGCTCAGTTGGACAGGCGGCAACCGGGCGATGATTGACGACCTGCTAGAGCGGATTGCAAAGCGCCGAGGACAGGCTGCGCGAGGGGATGCGGGTGGAGTGGAGGAGGCAGAATGGCAAAGACTAGCGCAAAACTAACGGGCGAGCGATGCCGGTGTCCCGCCTGTTTCGAGGTGTTCAGCACGGTAAGCAATTTCGACAAGCACAGGAAAGGCGTTTATGCCGAAGGTCGGTATTGCGTGTCGCCTGAATCTGTCGGGTTGGTAATCAGGGAAACGGCGAGCGGTACGTTTTGGAAGGTACAGCCGAGGCCCGAAGGCTTTAGTGCGTGAAAGACTTCACCCTGTCACCGCACAACCTGCAATCGCTGATTAACGCGCTACAGGATGAGTTACAGAGTACGCCTTTGCTGTTGGTCACCACGAGCGACCCGGCAACCGGCAAGTGGGGCATGGCAAAGCTGTGGCGTGCGTGGATGGCGACAACGGGCGAGTGGATGGCCAAGCAAGGGGCTACAATGCCGCTGTGCTTGAGAGAGGACGGAACCGCATGGGGTAGCCGTCCTTTTAACGCAAACGACGCGCACGAACTGTTTACGATGCGGTGGCTAGGCTCAGACTCAACCGGCACGCGCCTAAGTTGGGCTAAGGCAGACCATGACGGCATGAGGGCTGCGACAAGGGGCGAGCGATACCACGCTATGGTTCAGCACGAAGCATGGGCAGGGGATAGGGGTATTATTTTAATCAAGCCGCGAGACAGTGAATACGCGGAAATCGAGAGGGAGCAAAACGCATGAGATCACAATCCATAACCGAAATAATGGCGAGGAGTGTTGAAAAGGAAAATCTGTTTATCGAGATATTTTATTTGTCGGGAGATGACCCATTTATTTTTGGGGTAAACGGGCGCGTAACAGTGGCCGAATTAAACAGCATCTTATCTGACGCGCAAGACTCCGAACTATTCGATCACGGGGACGGCGATTATCTGTGTGCTGCGAGTTATAACGAGGCGCAGACCGGGGAATATGGCGTAATCGAGATTCCAGCGTATTGGGAGTTAAGTGTTTTGCATTTTGAGCCAATTCCATTGCAGGAAGAGGGCCGCAAGTATCCGGTGAGCAGTTGGACTCGCGGGTTGGTGCCAGCATGAGCGATTTATCCACCAAACCCTGCCCAGAGTGCGGAGGCAGGATGCTGGAGATAATCCGGCAGGACAGCCCGAAAGAGCGGCAGGGCTGGCATTGCATGGCGGGGCATTTTGATAAAGCGGTAGGGCGGGAGCGGATAGTAAATGGCGGGAAAGATGAGCAAGCTGCGCAAGTCGGCAAAGGGGCGCGAGTGCCAGATACGGATTCCAGGTGTATGCAACGGAAACCCTGAAACCGTGGTGCTATGCCATCTGCCGGGCGGCGGCATGGGTGCCAAGACGCACGATATGTTCGGGGCGTTTGGATGCCATGCCTGCCATGACGCGACAGACGGCAGGAGTAGGACAGGGTACGACGCCAACGCTATTAAGCTGTGGTTTATGGAGGGGGTAATCAGGACGCAGCAAATTTGGCTAGAAGAGGGGTTAATCCATGTCTGAAAGCTCGGAGCAGAAGACCATCGTGGCGTATTTCCGCACCAAATACCCGCAGTACGCCATGTCGCTACGGGTGAGCCAGTCGGGTGGATTTCGAGGCAAGGGCAGGGAAGGCGCTATCAGGTCGCGCAACGTGCAGAGCATGGGCGGCGTTACCGGCGAGGCAGACATTGCTATCCTGCTGCCCCGTGGCGGTTTTGGTAGCCTCCTGATTGAGCACAAGGCCGCAGACGGGCGTTACGGCGCTACCCCTATGCAACTATCCTATTTGGAGTATCACCGCTCACAGGGCAATTGCGCGGTGCTCACAAAAGGGATTGAGGAGGCGATAGCCGCCATTGACGATTACATGGGGGCGAAGTGGCCGAGCACAAAGCCAAAATCCGAGAGCTAAAACGGAATAACACGGGAGCATAAAATGAGAAAAACGCTAAAAGAGCATCTGTGGAAAGGTGTGCCATTGTCTGAGTTAGATATAGATGGACTGCGGGAGGCACTGGATTATCATCTACAAGAAACGTTCAGGACTGTGGAACATTTCCGTGCGGCAGACGATAAGCGGGTAGCCGAGCTAGAAAAGGAAAATACCAAATTGTGGAAGGCGTTGGGTGTTCGCGACTAAAGGCTAAAATGGCCGGTATTAGCACATGAATATCACTTATGGCATGTCATAACAAAATACCATGAGAGATTCCTTGTATTTGTGTTGCGGATAACTATAATGAGGGTAAGCAAACAGGAAAGGGAGTAAGGGAAAATGAAAACACTCACCAATACCGCAGAGTTCGCCACCATTCACCGGGGAACCCGCGAATTCAACAAATTAAAGTCCAATATGGAAATGCGCCATTTCATTAGTTCGTATGGCTTTAAGGCTACCCGTGAATTAGCGGATGAGATTTTTGCGCTTCGCGATGCTAAAGCGGTGACAGGGGAATGAGCGGGCAATGTGAGAATGCGATTAATGGCTTTCCGGTTTGCCCCATTGCCACAGAGCAGCAAGTCGAGAACGCCGCACTAAAGAAATTGGCCGATGCTGCTGCCGCAATCAAATACATGGTCGGGGTTGATGTATCATCACAGCAATCGTATTTAGACAGGGATAGATTTTTCAGCGCACTGCGCGAAGCGGGGTATCTATAGTGAAACACCCCGGTGGACGCCCTCCTAAGCCCGCCTCAGAGCGGGCGAATCCGTGGTGCATGTCAGGGTCACGGCAGCACGGAAAGCGGCGTATGTGGCAGCGGCGAAGGCCAGGGGTATGTCGTTTAGCCAATGGGTGCAGGAAGCGTTGAATTATGAGGCAGCGCAAACGCTCATACCTAGTGACTGACCGGCTACTGGCTGGCGACTATTTGGGCTAGACACAACCCAAAGCATGTGCAATTATGTGCAGAACACTGCGCAGAGTACGCATGATGCCAGCAGGTCGCCCTCCAAGATACAGCAACCCCGAGGAAATGCAGGCCATCATTGACGCCTATTTCGCGGAAAGGCTTGCAAGCGACCCGCCAAAACCCCCAACAATATCAGGGCTTGCGTATGCCCTTGAAATGACTACAGAAAGTCTCCGAAACTACGAGAACCGCGATCAATTCTTTGCGACAGTAAAAAGAGCAAAGCAAAGAGTCGAAATGTCATTGGAGGAAAGGCTTGATGCTTCTGCCCCAACAGGCGCGATATTCAACCTAAAGAACAACTTCGGGTGGAAAGACCAGCAAGACCACGCATTCACCGGCCCTGTTCAAGTCACTATCTCAGGAAAGGACGCAAGTGTCTGAGTTCAGGCTAACCGCCGCTCAAGACTCCGCGATGGACTGCCTGATTAGCCAATCGACTCATTGTGCATTAGGGGGAGGCTCAAGGTCAGGCAAGACGTTCCTATTGGTTCGCGCCGTAGTCCTGAGAGCCTTGAAGGAACCCAAGAGCCGGCACGCCATATTCCGCTACCGCTTCAACGCCATCAAAGCCTCAGTCATCTACGACACACTGCCAAAGGTATTTGAGCTGTGCTTCCCTGGGGTATGGCAACACTGCGACCTGAACAAGACAGACTGGTTTCTCAAGCTACCCAACGGTTCAGAGATATGGTTTTGCGGGCTGGACGACAAAGAGCGCACCGAGAAGATACTCGGGCTTGAGTTCGCTACCCTGTACTTCAACGAATGCTCGCAGATACCCTTCGCATCTATCACACTAGCAATGACCCGACTGGCCCAAAAGACAGAAGGCTTGAGGCTAAAGGCTTACTACGACTTCAACCCGCCAAGTAAGAAGCACTGGACCTATCGCCGGTTTGTGGAAAAGAAAGACCCCGACAGCGGGCAGCCGGACAAGAACCCCGACAACTACCGGCTTTACCTGATTAACCCTTCCGATAACCGGGAGAACCTCGACCCTGAATACCTCAGCATGTTGGACAGCCTGCCGGAAAGGGCGCGCAACCGCTTCCTGTTAGGCCGGTTCACTGATGACACAGACGGGGCTTTGTGGACGGATGAATTGATAGCCAACAACCGCAAACTGGGCAGGCTTGA